TTTTTATACATTGAACAGGGTCATTGAAATAGGCAGAGGCGTCTATTGTTTTTGTTATTTCTTCCCCGGGTTGATTACCCGCAGGTAAATAACAAATATCACCCCCATTAGCCGACCTGATGAAAAAGGCATCATCATTTTCATAATCTTTCAATGACACATCACAGGGAAGCTCCCTTAAAATATTACCGGCAGGACTTGTTATCATGGCTTTAAAATTTAATTATTCACCTACAACTCTAAATGTTGACTGTCTCCCAGGCATTCTTCTCCCGATACATTGCCATAGAGGATAGTCTTTATAATTACGATTCAAATACAATACCAGTTCATCCCGGATAGCTTCGGCCGTAAGCCGGGCCTCATCATGTAAACGCTGAACAATTTTATCACTTACCGGAGTTGAAAGATCGCTGTCTTTTATTACTATCCCGGCAGCCGTATAATTATATGGTGTTCTATTTGTAAACCTTGCGAAAGCATAATAAATAATGGCAGCCTTAAGGCCCTGAAATATGAAAGTTTTTGTCTGATGGGTATAAGTTCCCCCGTCTAAAATAAGCTTATTCTTATCACTTAGGCTTTCAGGACTTGAAGATAATTGAGTTACTATTTCATAAAGTAAGTTATCACCAAGCCAGAGTTTTACATCAAGTAACTGGGCTTCTGATACAAATTGTGGCCAAGTCGCTGCATTCCTTACAGAGTCGGCAACATATTTGTAATTATTTAAGTCAGCCAAGGTTACAAGTGGTATCATGGTAAAGCGGGTTGTGATTGAGTTGCGGTTACAAAATATGTCAGGGGCTTAACAGTAAAATCAGCGAAGGCAATTATGTAAAACTGAAACAGATCACGAAAAGCCGTCTTAAGCATTTGCCTCTCATTATCGGTAACTGAGTTCATGAAGTCATAGGCGTTATTCATAAGGTCTGCACCGAACCCGGCCCCAACGTCAACGCCCCGTAAAATTGGGGGAATAATAAACATCTTACCGATATTTTCCTGAACTGAACTCTCAGTATATCTGTATGACTGATCATAATTCTTTGAATCAAAAGGAATCCATTCAGGCATTTCTTCTTGGGCGTCAATATCAACAGTCCATATTTTACAGGCGTTTTCATCTCCCTGCATACGTCTTATTTCCTCTGCACTATCGGCCTGTTCCCGGTTGTATGGGTCATCCATATCAATTTCCCCATTTTTAGTAAGTACAGGTTTTATACCTTTTCTTACAAGTATTCCCCCGGGGAGAAAGTTATATTTTGCGTTACGGTGTTTGACCGTTGCAACGGAATCTTCGGTCAGCATATCAGTTATGATGGGGTCAAACGGGCAAGTAGGATATTCAAAGTCACCATCTGCAGTAAAATAGAATACCTGACCAAGATATTTTTCCGGCCCCCCGGCTTCAATCATTTCCTGAAGTGCGGTTGCGGGATTAAATCGATTGATAAATTTAACGTCATTGAGCTTAAACGTCAACCCGGTATATCCCGTCCAATCCGGATGAATAGCAACCCTCCCGGTATATTCCTTTTTACCATCTATTTCAATACGGCAATGTTCGAATGGAATATTATAATACTCGGAAGGCATTGCAAGGCCGTTATACTTTACAAGACAGGCAAAGCCGTTGAAGTTCTTAAGGTCTTTTGTAAATTTCCTGAGAAGGCTACTCGTTCTTTCGCCCCGTTCATTGACAACATTATCGGAAAATGCCTGATCAGTAAAGCCAGCCCCTTCAACAAACTTAATATAAATATCATAACAGGTCTTTCCTGTCCCGGAACTGTTTAATATCTCCAAAACCTTTTGCGGGTAGTCGTTGTTTTGACCATACCCTTTAATGTGTTTAGCAGTGAGATATTGGTTCCGCTCAACTCTTGGGGCTGTTTTTGTAGCGGAAACTCGCATTACTTTTTAGGCTTTGAGGCTACTTTTTGCTTATTGGCTGTCTTAGTCTCAGTTTTTACCGGGGCTATCTTTGCTACCGGGGCCGTTCCTGTATTGGCAATATGTGAGGCCGTTTCAATTGCTTCCTTTTCGGCTAATTTTAAAGCCTCTAAGGCTGCCGGGTCAGTTACGGTTTCTTTGGTCTTTACTATTTTAGTATCGGCCGGGGCCTCCCAGGGTTTTTCAGGTACTTTTGCAAATAGATTTATACAGCCGGGATTATTTTTCAAATGCCATTCTGCAAGTTCATCTGTGATATTTTTATTGGTACAGATTTTTGAAGAGTCACCGAATGCCTGTAAGAGGGCTCCGGGTTTCAACTGATAACGGCAAGGTGTTTTTTCCATTTTGCTTCTGATTTTAAAAATATATTCTATAAGACAGGTTGAGCAAGTTGTACGAACGGTTTCGCCCGTTAATTCTCTGTAAGCTGATTTGATTTTGTTCTTACGTTCCGGGGTTCTTGCGGATTCATTATTTACATAGTCCCGGGAGAAAGCAATAACTTCTTCAATTAGTGTCATACTTAAAGAAAAAGAGTGCGGGGGTTAACCCGCACTTTCTTATTTAGTCCTTACCACGCTGTTGATAAGGCTGCAATGGCAGCCCGTGTGGCAGTAAGTGAGTTTCCAACAAAGAGGGTAAGCGGAGGCATGGATTCTTTCATTTTCTCCGAACACCCGGCAGTTAAAAGCCACCCACCCAGAAGTTCTTCTGAATTGGCGTCCCTTTCAGCAGCGTTCAACTCTAAACCAAAGTCCCATCCGAGTATCTCGAACACGGTCCTTCCATGTGGGGAAGTAAGACGTTTGTTATAGTTGTTTTCCTGAATGATCATAAACCGGCTATCAACAGCCTGTTGAACCCACAGTTTTACTTCGGGCGTGTTGTCAAATACCCGGAAAATAAAGCCATGTTCCCAAACTTTCTGATAGGTTTTCTTTACCAGAGAAGTTTTATGCTCATTAGAAAAGTTGTACCCTTCGATTTTGTAAGCCGATAATACCGGGGACGCTGTTTTCAGAACTAACTGAGTGCACAGCAACGGATTACTCGGGTCAAAAGCGGAGTTATCTTTATCAACATCTTCATAGTTGATAAGATATGCGACATCCCGAATACCGGCCACGAGATTGGCACAGTTTTTCAGGATATCAGCAGCTATTCGGTTACATCCTATAGACATGATACTGAATTTTTTTAGATTCCTACCTGTACCAACTCATCCATCAGAACTTTTGCGTCGAAAGCATCTGATGTTTCAATTCTGTTGATACGGCTCTTTTTGTCGTAAAACACGTTTACGGTATCAAAGAGTGATGTTCCTTCCATACCGATATTCAGGTTGGAAACTGTGGTATAGACTACACGGTGCGGGTTGTTTAATTTCGTCCCGTTGTTTTCATAAGCCTGAATTATCTCATCCCACAGAGGAATGGTTATTGCCTTCACGCCGTCCCATTCGCCTACTTCAAACCCGCCGGTTGCGTAGTTGATATTATAGACAATCCCCTTGGACTGTAAATATCTGCGAAGTTTCATGTTTACCGATCTGGTCATAAGAAGAACCTTATCAGGCTGTGCAACCAATATTGGGTCGGCAGAATCCATAACGGTATTAACATCTTCAAATGCCAACGCCGGGGTAAGAACGCTGAACTGCAGGGCCTTTGTAGCCTGTGAGTTCCCTGATATTGCGGTTTTTCTGGTGGAATCAGCAGCGTAAATTTCTGCAAGCTGATAGAAAAATCCGTTGATCACATTGAAGTAATCAACATCAACGCCGGTTGTTATAACTCCTGACGGGGAAGCGTGAACATTGGCTGCGGACTGATCACCAAACCACGCATGACGGAAGATCATTTTTGGAATATCCCTTGACAGAAGATCAAGAATGAAAGCGAAGTATTCTGTCTGTGTGAGGTCATTAACCTCAATTCCAAGTTTCCGGGTAAGTTTCAGCATTGAAGTTTCAAGATCAGTTGCGCACTGGTCAAGAATCATTTCAATACGTTTTGGTTCCCACTTCTTAAGCGCTGCCGTTATTGATAACGTGTCGGCTGTGGGGTTACAACCCTGTGCTGCCTTACCAATAAGGCCCAGAGTTCCGGGTATGATACCTATTTCACGGTCATTTTTTATCCCGGTTGTAAACGAGTGAAATTCCGACATTATTGGAGCATCCAATACGGCTTTCACTATTAACTCATTCATTGACCGAAGCTGATCAGCCGTGAATGATAATGCTGCGAGATTTAAGATTGCTGACATATTCTATTCTGTTTTTTCGGATTTGTTTTTTAACTTAGCCTGAACTTCCTGAACCCTTGAGAGGTTTATTCCGTCCACAACGTCAGCATTGCCTCCGTTATTTCTGGCCTTCGGTTTCCATGCGTTTCTCATGCTTTGCAGATCTGCAATGAGAGCGACTACCTCATCCTGTTTGGTTTTCAGGGCAAGCTTTTCAGCTTCCAGATCACCTTTGGCTGCCAAGGCTGTAGTGGCCTCATCAAGTTTTGACTGCAACTCAGCGATCTTCTCATTTGCCAGTTCCAGATCAGTTTTTGCTACCTGTGCCTTTTCAATCTTAGTAATGACTCCACCCGCAACCGTAATAGTATCGCCCGAAGCCATTTTGAAAGTTCCGTCAGGAGTACATTTATCCCCGACTAGCGGGTCTCCCGATTCTTTTTCAAGTTTCAACTCCTTCCCGTCAGCCGATGTTAACGTCTGATCTTTAGAAGGAAGTCTGGAAAGGCCAAGGG